GTTAATCTCAGCATTTCTTGCTTTTCTATATTTTTCACTTGTATTTGTATTTTCTTCATTCATTATTTTTTCTAAGTATTTTTTTTCAGCACGTGTCATAACATGTGATTTAGGTACATTTTTTTTAAGTGTTTTTGTTTTTGGTCCTTTTTTATTGCTTCTTGTAGATGTTTTAGATGTTTTTTTTATATTAAGTTTTAATTTAGTAAATAATTTATTCAGATTATTTACATTATTATTATTATTATTCGCATTATTATTTGAATTATCATTATTCTTAGGCAATCCTAATAATTTCTGTTCTTCTTTTTCTAATATCTTTAATTCTTTTTGTAATTTAGACCGGGAAGTAAGATTTAATCCTTCATCTTGTAGTTTTTCTATTATATTTAGCATTTTCTTATTAATTTTTTCAATATTCGTATTACTCATTCTATATTAAACGCATAAAAATAAAACAAAAAAATAAAAAATTTGATATAATTATATTTTTATTTTTAGTAAAAAAATGAATGCGTGGCTTCGTACTCTAAGACAAAGTTATAAGAAACTTTATGCCAAGATTATTTATTTAGATAAATCAGAATTAACACCTATATCATTTGAAGATTATAATGAAGATGATTATTATTATGTAATTAATAATAATTATAATTATATTTATTCAATGGATGAATTATATGATCTTTTAAAACAAGATACTATAGATCCATTTACAAGACTTCCAATGGTTAAATATACATATGTAAAGATTCGTTTTAATCTATAAAGATTCTTTGATTCTTTGAATCACTAGCAATTAAAAATCCTTCGGTTTTTAATCTGTAAATAATTTATTACCAATCCCATTTTCAAATCGTAACCAATTAAATCCAATACAAAAAACTTTAACTTCCCATGATGTATCAAAACTAGAGTCTGGTTGTTTTACTTCCAGTGTCAAACGCAAACTTTGAAGACGACTCGCATTTAGACTTCCAGATGGCTGATGTTCTGATGGATGATGAGCAAATGGATATCCATAAATAAAATTATTATATGATGTTATACCACCTTTATGATAATTTGCTATCAATTGTCTATAATATTTTTCTGGAGCATCACATATAGTTATACCATTCACTTGTAGTATTGCCTTTTTTAATAAAGGAGTAAAATTATTAAATATAGGATCATATTCTCTTTCAAGAATTGCACTAAAATTTGTATGTTCATTATTATTATTTGTTTCTTTTCTTCTTACAAACCAAATAATTTCTTCTAATGGATGATTTGCTTCTAAAGGAAGTTGAATTGTAATAGTATCATTTGCTGATTTTGAAATAACATATTTTAAAGGTTCATCAAAATAAAATGTTTGAACTTCTCTAATTAAATGTTCAAATGGATCTCGTAACATTTTATTTCGTTCTACACCATCTATATATGCTCCATATGTTATAAGTTTTACTTGTTGAAAATCTAATGGAGTTTGTGATACTGTTTTTTTAATAGTTCCATTGTTAAACGAAAATGTTAAACCCAATGGTATAGGATTCGTCATATCTCTATACCCTTGTAATTGTCGCACTACATAATCAAAAGATCTAAATGTAACATGTATTTTAGCAGATCCTTCTTTTAGAGCAACCATCGGAAGATTTTCTCGATATCGTGTTCTCATATAAAAGAAAGGAAGCATACAAAAAACATTTCCATCTTCTATTGAAAAATTATGTTTCGTATTCCAATTAAGTAAATCACTTGTTGATACAAGACCGAATGAATCATTTGCTAGGCCAAATTGTTGATTTAAATTTGTATTTAATTGACTATTCGTATAAATAAAATCTCCATCAATTGTTTCAATTGTAACACCATTAATTTCAAGTTCTGCTTTTTCTATTAATATTGATCCTATAGAATTGGCAAAGAAAAAAGCACTTGGTATGGTGGGACTAGTAGCATCATACGTATAAGCGCCCGTAGATATATTAACTTGTGTTGTTAAATCAAACCAGTGATTCAATTGAATTTGGATAGCAGTTCCAAAGAGAATATCTCCGCATGGCAATGAACCAATATCAAATGTGAATCGCTGTCCATAAGAAGCCGGACCACGGAAAGGAAAGTCTTGAATAACTGGGACAAACGGAATATTTCGTCTATCGGGACTTCGTTCAAACCATGTTTTTTCTGCTTTTAAAGGAAAAAAATCATTATCTTGTTGATCTCTATCTATTAAATCTAATAATGTTGATATATCACCACCAGGTCTTTTATAATCCATCTGATTTGTATAATATCATATTTTATTTAGGTTATATCTTATTTAATAAAGTATTTTACATCTTTAAAACAAGATAAATCTTTACCCCCACCATAACTAATAGCACTTTGAATACATTCTTCAATATGTTTCATTTCTTCAAGAATTGTATTGTTTTTCAATGGAATAAGTTTTCTGGTTCCTTCAATGCGATTTTTCTTGTTATTCTGATAAGAAGAAGCAGAACCCCAAAATTCTTTAAAAATTTGTCCAGTAGTTGATTTTACAATTTTGCCAGGAGAATCAGACAATCCAGAAAACATTCCTCCAATCATAACCATAGAAGCTCCTAACACTAGACTTTTCGCAATATCTCCAGCATATGAAACACCTCCGTCGGCAATAATTACTGATTTCTTAGCAACTTTCGCACATTGTTCTACAATAGATGCTTGTGCTCCTCTAGAACCAAAACCGGTTGCGTTATATGTTGTACAAGCCGAGCCAGGTCCAATACCAACTTTAATAGCATCAGCACCCCAACTCTCCAAATCAATAACTGCTTCTGGCGTACTCACATTTCCAGCAATAATAAATGTCTTTGGTAGAGTAGTTTTAATATATTGAATAATTTCTTTCATTTTTATACTGTGACCATGCGCAATATCAATCGTAATATAATCTGGAGAAATACTATAAAAACTTAATCTATCAATATCAGTATAAGAATCTGAATTTACTCCAAGTGAAATACTTGTTATGCATCCATTTACTATCATCTTTTTACAAAAATCTACAACATCTACATTAAATCTGTGCATAATATAAAAAAACATATTTTTTGCTAATTTAACAGCAACTTCCTCATTGATTACACATTCCATATTGGCTGGAACAACTGGTAAAATGAATCTGTGATCTCCTAGTTTTACTAAAGTATTACAGTCACTACGAGATTGTACCACACACATACGTGGAATAAGATTTATATCATTATAATCAAAAAACATTGTATTATCTATCTATAATTATAATAAAAAAATCTTTAGACTATATATTATAATTTAATTAATGTTACTAAGCCAACTTTTGCGAATACATCCATAATAGCATATGCTACATTTTCTTTAGTAGAATCAAATAAATCTTGTTTTTTCACATACCATACAATTGGATATAAAGACCATAATGCTAATGTTAGAATTATAGCATGTCTTCTTTCTTTTAAATGTAATAATACATAGATTATAGGAATAAAAGCGATCATACCAGCCCAGAACCACATATTATTTTGTGAAACAACTCCTTCATATCCAGATCCAATCATCGCTATATCAGCAATCACTAATCCAATTATTGTAAATATATTAGCATGATTTTCTATTAGAAGAGTAATAAGTATTAATGGAGTTGTAAAAACCCAATCAATATATCGATATGCTATAGTTGTAGGATCTTTTAATAAGAAATAATATGATGCAGCAGCGATAGTTGGAATTGCACACAATAAGAAGTCTCCTTTAAAGAAAAGCACAACTGCTGTAACAAAAAAGAAAGAAAATGCTACAGTTTTGGCTGCTTCGGACACTTTATTTTCTTGTATCTGTTGTGAAACCTTTGGTCCAAGAAAGATAGAAGGTATAACAATTCTTGGACCGATACTTTGTATTAATGGAATAAATTGTAATGCACACATCTAATTATGTAGTAGAAAGTTCTTGTTTTAGTTTTTCAAGATATAAAATACCATCCATTAATTCTTCTTGAGCATGATTTATCCATTGAACTCGTGATAAATCTGTTCTATCCAAATCAGTTCCATATTTTTTTTTTCCAAATGCAGCTCTTTCTAGAAATTTTGTAATCACTGCTTTTACAACAGAGTCTACTGACTCAAGTGGTTCATTAGAATCCATTCTATATATAATATTATTATGGCTTTTCTTTAACTCTATCTAAAGTTATATTTTGTAGATAAGTAGGTAATATAAAAAGTAAAATCATGGCTTTACAATTAATCAGAAAATTATTCAAGGAAACACCCTTAGAATTAAATGACTACCTTTCAAAAAAACATAATACAAACATTTTTCTAAAACGAGAAGATTTAACACCCGTTCGTTCTTATAAAATACGTGGAGCCTTTAATAAGATGTCTTCATTATTAAATAAAAATCCTATTGTGACTTGTAGTGCTGGTAATCATGCCCAAGGAGTAGCGTATAGTTGTGATAGATTGCAAATACGAGGAACTATTTTTATGCCAATAATTACTCCAGAACAGAAAATTCAAAAAGTAAAACAATTTGGAAAAGATTCTATTCAAATAGAATTAGTAGGAAATAATTTTGATGAATCTTTTAAAGAAGCAAAAAAATATAGTATACATAATAAGCAAGAATTTATTCATCCATTTGATGATAAAAAAGTTATTGAAGGACAAGCAACCGTTGGAGAAGAAATAATAGAACAAATGTCTAAAAAACCTATTGATGTTCTTATTCTTCCAATAGGAGGCGGAGGATTAGCAGCGGGGGTATCCCAATATATTAAAAATATATCACCATACACAAAAATTATAGGTGTTGAACCTTTAGGAGCTCCTTCTATGAAAGCAGCTATGGAATATTGCCGTGTTGTAACTCTTGAAAAGATAGATACTTTTGTAGATGGGGCTGCGGTGAAGACAGTAGGAACTTTAACGTACCCTATTTGTAAGAAAAATCTTGATAAAATCATACTAATAGATGAAGGACATATATGTTCTAAAATTATTGAAATGTATAATGAGAATGGATACATTATTGAACCAGCTGGTGTTCTTTCACTTTGTGTTTTAGATACTATAGATTTACAAGATAAAAATGTAGTATGTATTATATCTGGAGGAAATTCTGATATATTTCGTATTCCAGAAATTCTTATAAGAGCTATTTTATATAAAAAATAACTATTAATTATATATTTTCTACTATAGTATTTGTAGCCTCTTTTACTTGTGATTTTTCTTTAGCAAATAAAGATAATGCTACATTGTATAGTCTTCCAAATAATGTATCTTTTAAAGTATTAGCTTGTGTTGTTATTGCTTGTGTTGTTATTGCTTGTGTTGTTATTGCTTGTGTTGCTACTGCTTCTACTTTTGATTCTAGTGATTTTAGAATTTTTTTAGAACCTATTATTTTTAATACTATAAAAAATAATAGCATAGAACCTAGAATACTTCCAAGAACACCTATAGCGATCATTCCTTGTAAATTCAATCCATCATTTGTTTGTGGTATTACTATAAGAGTTGTAGAAGGAGTATATGTCTTTGTTTGTGTTTCTGATACTGTTTGTGTTTGTGTTTGTGTTACAGTGTCACTTAATAAAGGGGAATATGTGAAATACATTGTTGTGCTTGAGGAATATGATGAATTAGAAGTAATTGATGGGCTTAATGATAAACTCGATGATATAGTTCTAGAATCAGTAGGACTTAATGTTAGGCTAGATGATAATGTAGAAGTCTTTGTATTCGTAAATGAAGGTGATACACTTATAGAATTCGTTGGAGTTGGGAAACGGGAGAATGACTCACTACTTGGAATTACAAATACGAAAAAAAATAAAGAAGAAATACGCATCTAAATAGTATTTAAAAGATAATGTATATAAATACACTATAAATGTCTTTAGAAGCTACCCATCTTCACTCACAGCTATGGGTTGTTGCTGTATTAAACAATCCTATGCGTTATAAACGTCGTGTAGAGCTTTTTCACCAATTTATTGCTCGTATGAAGGTAACGGGCGTAAACCTCTGTGTAGTAGAGCTTGCATATGGTGACCGTGCTTTTGAGACTGCTGATTTAGATGTTCCTATCAAGGTTCAGTTAAGAACAGATACTGTATTATGGCACAAGGAGAATTTAATTAATATTGGTATTAGTCGTCTTCCTACTGACTGGAAGTATGTTGCGTGGATTGATGCGGATATTGGTTTTGTCCGTCCAGATTGGGTTGATGAGACAATTCATGAACTCCAGCATCATGATTTTGTTCAGCTCTTTGAAGATGCCGTTGACCTTGGTCCTAACTATGAGATTATGAATACAGCAAAGGGATTTGGTTATTGCTATGTGAATGATGTTCCTCGTGAGGATCTTGGAAAGTCTCGTGATTATTATTATTATAATGCTGGGCAGAAGGGTTCTTATTGGCACCCTGGCTATGCGTGGGCAGCGACCCGTGAGGCGATTGATACGGTTGGTGGCCTTCTAGAGTTTGCGATTGTAGGTGCGGGCGACCACCATATGGCATGCTCATTAATTGGAGAGGGTGGTCGTTCAGTATCTGGAGGTGCTACAACTGATTATAGAACAGCAGTTCTTCAATGGGAGGAACGTGCTCTTCGTCTCCATAAGAATGTTTCTTTCATTCGTGGGACAATTCATCATTATTGGCATGGAAAGAAGGCAAATCGCAAGTACAAGGAGCGTTGGCAGATTCTCACGGATAATAATTTCAAGCCCAGCTATGATTTACACAAAGATTGGCAAGGTGTGTTAGCATTCCACAAGGGGAATGTAGGTCTTAGAAATGACATTCGCACATATTTCAAGGGCCGCAATGAAGATTCTATTGATTTATAAAAATACATTTTTAAAACTGTGTTTGAAAAAATTGATTTCCAAACTTACAATAATTAAGTATTAAAATGGAAGATATTGAGAATATTACCAAATCTGCTTCTCTTTCTCCAATTCCTTCTACTGAATCCAATGACTCTACAGAGCTAGATGACTTTGTAAATGAACTCATTTCATCTTCTAACACATCAGACAATGATATTGATGAGATTAACAAGAAATTGAGACGTAAGTATCAGATCCATCCATCAAAAAAAGATATTCATAACATTTATAAGAAGAACTTTTCTAGCATTAAGATTACGCCAAAGATGCGGCGATGGATGGTGAAGAAACAGATGCGTTCAAACTCTGGTGTTCTTGTTGTTACAATCGTTCTTGCTCCTAATAAGTTTAGTTGTAAGTATGATTGCGCATATTGTCCTCAAGAAACAGATATGGACGGGAAGCCAACACAGCCTCGTTCATATCTTTCAAACGAACCAGCCATGCTTCGTGCTCTAGAATCAAACTTTGATGTGAAGGGACAGTTTAACAGTCGCATTAATTCGTATACTATTACTGGAAATATTGTAGCAGAACAAAGTTCTAAGATTGAAGTAATCTTTTCTGGAGGCACTTGGGAGAGTTATCCTAAGGACTATCGTGAGCAAGTGATTCGAGAACTTTATTGGGCTGCGAACACCGTTTCTAGTGAAAGACCATCAAAGACTTTGGAAGAGGAAATTACTATTAACGAAACAACTCAGCACAGAATTATTGGTTTTACACTAGAAACTCGTCCAGATAATGTAACAGAAGAATCTATTAAGGATTATAGACGTTGGGGTGTTACGCGAATTCAGATTGGTGTTCAGCACTATGATGATGCGATTCTGAGAACAGTCAATCGCAAGTGTTATACGAAAGATACTATGAAGGCGATTCGTCTTTTGAAACAAGCGGGAATGAAGGTAGTCGTTCATTTGATGCCCGATTTGCCAGGGAGTACTCCAGAGCAAGACAAATGGATGTTTGACCAAGCAATTCATAATTCAGATTTACAGTTTGATGATATTAAGATTTATCCTACCGCAGTTGTAAAGACATTTGATGATAAGCATATTGTGAAATCGAAGATTTTGGATATGTATAATGATGGATCATTTACACCATATAGTGAGAAGAATGTTAACGATTTGATTGATGTTTGTCTATATTATAAGACAAATATTAATCCTTGGACTCGTATTCAAAGACTTGTGAGAGATATTCCTAGTAATGATATTGCTGCTGGATATAACAAGATGTCAAATCTTCGCCAACTAATTCATAACAAAATGAAAAAAGAGAATCTCAAATGTAATTGTATTCGTTGTATGGAAATTGGTGATAAGGAGCATGATAATCTATCACCAATTCTAGTTGTTAGGGATTATGAAGCATCAGATGGAGTTGAGTTTCACATTTCTGTGGAAGCACATAAGATGACATTGTTCCAAACTCTACTATACTTGCTAGATATGTTTGCGAATTTTATTCTTCTATATTTTACGAAAGAACATTATTATTGGGCTGGTGATTTGTCATCATACATTGGTCTATTTGGATTTCTAAGATTACGTTTTGATAAGAATGCTGGAGGAAACTTTATTCCAGAGCTGAAAGATTGTGCTTTAATCCGTGAGGTTCACGTATATGGAACTTCATTGGGAATTACAGATGGAAATAGTAAAGACTCAAATGGTTCTCAGCATCGTGGCTTTGGAAAGTTGCTAGTAAAAACAGCAGAAGTGTTAGCAAAGGAGGCTGGATACAAAAAAATGGCTATCATTGCTGGAGTAGGAACTCGTGAGTATTATAAGAATAAGTGTGGTTATCATTTAGAAGGAACTTATATGGTTAAGGAACTAGCATAATTAGATACGGACTGTAAAATTAGTTTTATAGGTAAATCATTTATAGATTTTTTTTTATAAATTTTATCCATTTCAGTTTGTAAAACTCTAATAAGAAAAGAATTTTTCATAATTTCTTGAATAATTAAAATTATATCAACATTATCACCTAATTTAATAGCAATAATAAGAGCTTTTATATAATTATTTTGTTCTCGTATATATCTTGGTTTATCAATAAATAATGAGAAACATAGAGGATTTTTAAGATTTGAAGGACACCATGAATTTTCATCAATCTGAGTAAGAATTCTATTTGTTTCTTGAAGAACTCTTTTTACAGCAGAAAGATGTAAAAGTTCCATTATGTATAATACTTTTTCAAGCTAGTAAAAATCAATTTTTTTTAAAATAAATCATCACTAACAATTTCTAGAATTTTTCGTATAGACAATTTTACTAAATCATCAATAGAAGAATTTTTCATTATAATATGAGTTTTTCTTTCTTGTAACATTTTTAGACTATTGGATGTAGGAGCAATTTTAGAAACCCATAATAAATGTATTTTAGAAGAATCTTCTAGTCTTAATTGAATTCTAGTAGCACAATTTAAAAATTGAGAAACTTCTTGTTGGTTATGAGATTGTTTCCATTTATCTTGAATAAAAATATGGGTTTCTCCGATTTGAATCCAATGATCTATACCATTAAGAGAACTATCACTAAAATGTTTTTTAATATCATTTTCTCTAAAACTATGTGTTAGCCCTGGCAACTTTAAAGAAGCATTGTATAGAAGTTCTTCTAATTCAAACCCTTTTTCTGCGGGAGTTAGAATTTTTGTTTCAGAATTTTCAGCAATCTGATTTTCTTCTAAGCGTTTCACATTTAGAGTTTTTCTTGGTTTAATATAATTACATTTTATAACTTTTTTATCTTCTTGTAATTCCATACTAGAATAATATTACGATAGCCTTAAATATTATTTCTAAATACTATATATATGAAAAAAAGTAATAAATACTATTTTATAATAATTATAGTAGTTATACTAACACTAATATTAGTATATAAAAATACAAATGAATCATTTCAAGGAACTGGAAACCAACAAGCATATGATATTATAGTAATCGCTGGTCAATCAAATGCGGAAGGTGCTGGCTCAAGTGGAACAAGTAGATATACTGATGATCAAAATAATACAGAAGATTCCGATATAAAACAATTTGCACATGATAATTCAACAATTAAGGCTGGAAAAGAACAATTAGATAATTTAAGAGGTGAAGGTGGAGGGAGTTATGGATTTGGTATGAGTTTTGCAAGAGCATATAAATCTGCTGGAAAATTAA